TCTCTCTGCCGCTGGTTCACTTTCGATCCCCATGCTTAGGCGCAATTCACTTGCCGCCTGGTCGCTCCCTGGCTTTTCGGTTTACTCAGCTTTAGGAGCGCTTCCTTCCTGACAATCTTCAGAAGGACTTTTAAAGAACGATTGATTGATGAAGAAATATTACCATATAGGTAATACAAATTGCAAGCAATTAGGTTAGTTTTTTGTTACCAAGAAGATAAGTATTGGATAAGAGAGAATGTTTTTTTGCTTAAGGCAAAAAAAAGGCCGCCGAAGCGGACTGAGAAATTTGCTCTAACTTTTATAGATTACTGTTTTTTTCTTGACTTTCAGTTAGGGTGATTCTCTGTTTTCCCTCATCAAAAATAATGCTCATAAGGAAATCAATTGAGAACTTACGAGGAGTTGATGTATCAAATTCCAACTCGCGCCTTACAAGTTCCTTAAATTTATCCTCATTCAATGAAAAAAGGTCTTGAAAGTACATCAACTTTGGAAGGTAGACTCCATTCAGATTTTCTAATAGTAGTTGAACGTCATTAAAGAATTTTTTTTCGTTCCTATCTGGAAGACCGTAGTAAAAGGGACTAAAAGCGGGGAATTCTTCTATCCTATTCCTCACTGTCCTTAATAAACACCGGAAAGATTTCAGATAATCCTTTTTATCTAGGAACCAAAGGTATAGTTGATAATTATTGCCTCCTTCGATTAATTTTTGTTCAACTATGTCCCTCCATTCCACGTTAGGCTGCTCATGCACCCATCTATTAAGCTGCCAAACCGTAAAAAATGGACTCTTAATGTAACTATTCTCTGAGAGTTCAATTTCACCTTTAGAAGTGAGTTTATATGGACGATTATCAAATTGTTTTTTAATTTCTTCCACATCTTGAAGACCTAAGACTCGTTGAATGAGTTCGGCCTTTTTTCCGCTAATTTTGGCTCCATGCGCCTTAAGAATTCTTTTTAACTCTGGAATAATCACGCTTTTTTGTAGGGTTTCTTCAAAGTTTGACGCGGTTATAAATCCATTATCTTCTAATTTTTTTAACGCTTGCTGTACGTCGTTAAATCCATATTGATATTTCCAATATGCTTGGAAGCGATTTTCCTTATTTTTAAAATAGTGAGCCTGCTCTAACAACTTCAGTTCATTAGGCAATAATCCATGTTTTGATGGAATGGCGCTCTTAATATGATCTTCGACATCCATTGTCTCAGGATTCCTAAGAATTATTCCTATATCGGAAATATCGGGGCCATCCAAGTTATTATTCTGCTCATTGATTAGAGGGTTAGGGGATAGTTCTCTATGAGATAAATTGGTTTTTGGCTTGGAAAAAATGTTCTTTATTTTGCTAAACAGACCCATGTTAACTACCTCCAAGGTGTTTTAATCGTATCTTTTGAGATTCATTGAGTTAACAACGCGTCCAAGAACTTGGAGCCTAAAATCAATCTCTTTTAGAGGTATTTCAAATGGTCGGTAGAGAGGATTGTCGGATATGAAAAGAATAGCTCCTGGGATGCGCTGAACTCGCTTAACATACAAGTCATCATCGATTAGAACGCAGAAAACACCATCGCGCTTAAGATCACTGTCTTGACGATCTACCACAATTAAGTCACCGTTCCTAAAAGTTGGTTCCATTGAGTCGCCGGAAGCAGTGATAAGTTCATAACCTTGTTCCCTCACTTTACTGATGTTTTCTTGGAACCAAGGCCGGGATACTTGTATTTGTTCAACAAAGGCTTCATCTTCATAATTCTGGATGCCATTAGCTCCGCAGCAGGCTTGGATACTGATTCTTTTTAAATTAATAATGTTGTCGTCAGGCCATTCATCCGCCGTATGGTTTGTATCCATCCAGCCATAACTCAAACCTAATTTTTTTTCAATATCTCGAGCCAGCTTATCTCCCATCTCGTAATGGGTTCCATTTCCTCTATCCGACCGATTTCTTATTTGAGCAATGGAAGGATGATTCCTCTTTCTTCCTAACTGTTCATTTAGCTCTGCAATAGATCCAGCCCTATTAACTAGGGAATTTAAGTTATCTCGACGAATTTCAGTAACTGCTTTCATGGTTCTCTCCTTTTCTCAAGATTACCAAATTGATAATTGACACTTATCAATTAGATAATGATAAAATCTAACCAAATAGGTAATGGTGGTTTTTATGAAACTTGCTGAATTTTTTGAATTGACTGGAGCACCGTCTAAAAAGGCATTGGCCGATTATTTAGGTGTTCCAGCCTCGAATATTTCAAATTGGATTAGGAATGAACGTCCTATTCCTTCCCGTCACTGCGCAAAAATCGAGCAGTTCACGAGAGGTGCAGTGAAGATGGAAGAGCTCCGGCCTGATTTTCCTTGGGATGATGCAAAGAGAGTTATTGCCGATCGGATTTCTTCCGTTTGAATAGGAGCGCTAAAAAATGCGTAAATATTCGAGCATTACACCTAAATTCTGGATAGGGAAGACTGGTCGGAAACTAAGAGGAGATATTTCGGCCAAATTGGTAGCGGCTTATCTGCTCTCTTGTCCGAACAATGACATGACCGGAGTCTTTTATTGTCCTCTGTGTCAAATCTCAGCAGAAACTGGTCTTCCGTTAGAAGCCCCTTCGGTGCCCCTTCCAAGCCCCTTCCAAGGCCCTTTAAAGGGTATTCGAGATGCTTTGGAGACCCTTCAAAGGGAAGATTTCGCCATTTACGACTATGAAAGTGAGTATGTGTTCGTCAAAAAGATGGCGCTGTTTCAGATTGCTTCGGAATTAAAGCCAACAGACAAAAGAGTAACGGGCATTAAGACGGCTATTGAATCGATGCCGGAAAACTTTAAGTACCTGTTTATTAAAGAATATAACGAGTGTTTTAACCTTGGGTTCAAGGATATTCCGGCCCCTGATTTCGAAGAGTTCTGTAACAAAACACAGGGAGAAAATAAGATCTTTGAAAGCCCCTTAGAAGCCCCTTCCAAGGCCCTCCGAAGCCAAGAACAAGAACAAGAACAAGAACAAGAACAAGAAACATATACACGCACAGAAAAGAGCGAAAAACATCCGGAAGTTTCCGAAAATTTCGCGGGGCGTGTATCTGAAAAACCTTCTTTTTCAAAAACCGATCCAACAGAGGAAGAACTTCCGCTTTTGAATGCAGAAGAAGAGAAAGACACTCAGCCAACTGTTTCCAAAACGGAAAAGGTTCAAAAAGGCGGGAAAGTCAAAAATGATTCGTCTGCACTTCAAAAACCCGATGACGTTCCCATTGACCGTTGGAATGATTTCATTGCACATCGCAAGGCGATAAAAAAGCCGTTCAACTCGTACGCCCTCAAGCTCATGCAGACCGAATGTAAAAAAGCAGGATGGACCATGACCGAGGCAATCGAGCGAGTTTTGGCGGAAGGATGGACTGGTTTTAAGGCGGAATACGTCAAAGACGAATGGAAAAATCCCAATGCGGTGTGGGTCACGGCTGCCGAATACAACAAAGAACTTCCTCCGGTTACGTATTCGATCGGTGCTAGAGACATGTTCATCGAAAAACTCCATGCGGGAATGAATGCATTCGACATTAAGGACCTCCCGAACCATAAGGAGCAGAAATGATGTTTGCCGCTGCTGCCGTTGTTCGAGACGATCAGGGTAGAACGTTTTACGAGCATCCGGACGCATTTACGACTACCCAGTTGGTCTTTTTCCCTCGCCTGACTGACAGTGAGCTGGCTCTCTATCAGGCTGATGCGATCTACGAAGATGAAATTGAGGTGTTGCCTAGAAGACGACCACAGGTTCCGACGATACTGTTTACGTTCTGCGACGAACCCAATCACATCAAGGCTGAATTTCTCCGAGGCAAGACTGTTCTGATCGACTTTATCGATGTCGACGATACGCCCGAACTCAGAGAAACCGTCCGTCGTTGGATGCTCGAAATTCCCAAATCCCTACCCGCCGCCGTTGTCGTCTCGGTGATGTTCAAAAACAAACAACTGATTGCATGGAAATTTGACTATGAATCCAAAAAATACAAGCGTTTCGCCTGAGCTGGATGACTACTGGGGCGATCCGACGGGCGGAGCCGAGATAGAAACATCGCTCGCCGACTACGAGAGCAGGGCGTACAAGTCTCCTGAGTTTTTCATCAACAAGGACGTTCTCGAGTTCAAAAACGATTTTCAGAACTATTTGGAAGCGAAGAAGACTCATGTGTCCAAGTTCACGCTTCCCTTCACACAGACCAATGAAGGGTGCATCGGCCGACCGATAGATTTTGAATTCCGACCAGGAGAACTGACGGTATTGGCCGGTGAAAACGGTTCCGGTAAATCTCTTTTGCTGGGGCAGATCGGACTGCACCTAATTTCTTGCGGAGCCTCTCTGTACATCGCTTCTTTTGAGATGGCGCCGGTTAGAACGATTGAACGCATGCTCATGCAGACAGTTTGCAGTCAGAACAAGCGAAAAATTGAAGCGCCGGATGTTGATCTGTTTTTTCGACAATTTGCCTCAAAAATGCGGATTTGCGATCTGCAGCGAAAAGTTGCGCCCAATGAGCTGTTGCGCCTGCTGGATTCCGCCGTCCATGACTACCAGTCGAACATCCTCTTTGTCGATTCTCTGATGATGTGCGTTAGAGACGATATGGACAAGAAAGAAACCGACTACGTTATGGGCAAACTGGTCGAGTTTGCAAAGGTCAACAACGTCCACATCGTGGTAGTTGCCCATTGCCGAAAGCGTGGAGACGGCGGTTCAAAAACCTATTCGGTGTTTGATTCCGCAACGAAGGAATCAATCAAGGGGAGCTCCAACATCACCAACATTGCATTCAACGTTTTCGTCTTGGCTCGTGATATCTCCAAGATTCAGAAAAAGGCAGAGGGAAAGGATGTCGATGACACCAAGCCCGATTTTGTTTTGAACCTGTGCAAGCAGAGAAATGGAGCTTGGGAAGGGTTCATCAAGCTTTGGAGAGACAACGCCAGTCTGAATTTCTGCACGTCGTGGACGCGTGTACCGGTGAGGCCGTGGCTCGAGCTAACGAAGTCAGAGCCAGCTCCTGAACCGTATTTTTAGGAGGTTTTATGTCAGAGAGTGCATGGCAGCTGTTGATGATCATTTTGGCGCCGGTGGTCTTCGTCAATTTGGTGCTGTTCGGACTGCTTGTCCAGGCCGCCGTTGAAATCCGAGAGGAGAAAAAGATTGCAAATTTACAGAATAAAGGAAGAGGATGTCCTACGTTTGACTGCTAAGGGATACCAGGACTTATACGGGGAATCCATATCTAAGTGGTTCAATTGGGTTAACGAATGTGCTGACCCGGATGAAGTCAGGAAGGCGACTCTTAAGGCCTGGGGATTGTTGAAGCGCAACTCTGATTTAACCGGTGAACAGTCCGACTGGGAGGAATGGAAGTATGAGCTTTGATTTCAGGAGCTTTGTTCTATCGCTCGGTTGCATCGGTGGGGTCCTCTACTTAGCAGATATTTTCTGGTTTGCATGGAGCGGGTCGAACATAGATTACTGCGTGGCCTGGGTTGTCGGAATCTTTATCGGAGCCATTATCGGCTCCATCAGGTGGCGTAAATGAGCGGGTGCTGTCTCTACTGCATTCATGCTCAGGCCTTCTGGATAGGTCCAGACGGAAAGAAGCATCTTCCTCCAAAGCAGTCCTTTGGGGACATGAACATCTACTGCCACCATCCGGACAAAGGCGCCGGCATCGAGTGCTATCCAGTCTCGTTTGCTAGATGCTCAGTGTTTGAACAAGCGGGAGACGAGCAAATTCAACGCAGGAGAGACTTCTTTTCACAGTTTGAACGTTGGCCTTCGCACGCTCAGATCATCGCTCAACGGAACTCTAATGTTCTGGAAACAGCATCAAAGAATTCAACCAAACAACACAAACTCAATTAGGAGGGATAAATGAAAAGGTTTTTACAAGCAAAAGGCAGGCTCAAGGTCGGTGAAATGAACCGAACCGAGGCCGCTTATCGGGACTACTTGGAGCAACAGAAAAACGCCGGGTTAATCCTCAAATATTGGTTCGAGCGCTTCACGTGGAAGATTGCCTCAAACCGATGCTCATACACGCCTGATTTTTTGGTCATGCGTCCGGATAAAACGCTAGAACTGCATGAGGTTAAGGGTTCTTTGAGGATCTTCCAAGAAGATGCAAAGGTGAAATGCAAAGTCTGTGCCGATGAGTGCCCGATTCCGCTGTTTGTCGTTACGCCGAAACCGAAGAAAGAGGGAGGGGGTTGGAATGTTCAGGCATTTTAACGTTGAAGCATTTGTTTTCTGGTGGCTCAATTCTGTGATGGCAATCTTCGCCCTTCTTTGGGTCGCTAAGAAGATTGCGGATTTTTTGGAGCACCGCGACAAGCTCAGGAAAAAGTTGGATTTCTTTGGGTTATCGGCCATCGGAATTATTTATCTCTACTGCACGTTTAGTTACTTGAGGACTCTTGGATGACAGAAACAGAACAAAAACTCATTGATGATCTCAGACCTCGTTTGGACAACTGGCGCCGTGCATACCGTGACCGTGTTGTCAAAAATGTCTCAATTGCCTACGCGGTAGAGAGAGCCCTTGCACTAACAAGAAACAAAACCGATTTTTCGGAGGATTACACGGGCCCAGAGGATAGATCAGACGACTACGGAATCGAGGTTGACCAAAAAGACGCAGACATGCTTAATACCGTTTGGCAAAACATGTCCACGTCTGAAACTGAGGTTTTATCCGTCGGTATTCACGGCCTAAACGTTCGTACTGCCAAGCTAATTGTTCTGCTCTACGTATTCGGCTCGGGAAACTCTCTCAATCGTGTAGGACGGAAAATTTGGCGCTTGCGCCCGAAAATGTTAGATGCTTGGACTCAGGACGCCTTGTTATTCTTCGCCTTAAAACTTCGGTATTTTGAACAAATCAATGAAAGGAAGATAAAAAAATGCGACTTGATTGGAGCCTAATCAGAACGATTCTCGCTCACGTTGAAGCAGAGACAATCAAAGAGTTTTTACAGGATGCAGATGGTATCTCTCAATGGCGAGAGGGACAGCTACTTTCTGAACGTTTGGAAGATAAGCAGAATCCAGCGCAAGCCGTTGTTTTACGCCATATCAAACTTCTAGCCTCAGCGAATTACATTGAAAACATTGAAATTAAGGAAAGCGCTGACGGGTACTTTAGTTACGCATGTACCGGCGCTCCAGAGTTAACCTTCGAGGGCTATTCGCTCCTTGAATCTCTTCGAACTGATAATTTCATAGGAAAACTAAAGAAATACGCTAAAGAAAAAGGTGTCCCGTTGACGATCGAAAACGTCATTGAACTGGCGAAAATTGCGTTGCCAGCATTGGTCAACATAGATTAAAGAGAATTTAGATAAAACTACAAACTCAATCAGATTATCGACAAATTGGCCCCTTCCGAGGGGCTTCTTTTTGGTGTATAGTTGTCAGTAGACAATTCCAAGCTGTGTATCAGCCGCCCGATTTTTTGGCTTAATCAGAGAAGGTTCCTTGCGGAGGAACCGGCGCGCCTGAAGGAAACGACAGGCGAAGAAGTTAAGCCAAACAACGCAAGAAAAAGTCAAAAGAATTCGACCGCTCGCTATTCTCTTCTACGTTTCATGAGTCCACGAGCGGTTTTTCGTTTCTACGGTAACCAATATACAAATACTGTCATAGAGCCTAAATCGGTCACTCCTGAAAATCGAAAACCGTAAACGAAAGCTGTCCTACCTTGTATATGTAGAACGGCACCTCTTAAGCCTCTCGGCGGGCTTCGTTCACCGAGCCAAATTCGGCCCTATAACTCAATAGGTCAGAGTAAGCAACTCATAATTGTTAAGTTGCACGTTCGAATCGTGCTGGGGCCACCAGTTACGAATAAAACAAACCCCGTTCAGTAGAGAGCTGAGCGGGGTTTTCGTGTTTAAACGAGCTAGACAGAAGGATTATATCAATGAACATGGAAGAAGAAATTATGTTCTTGAGAGAAAAACAAGTTTTTTGGAAAGGGGTTGTTGCTGGCGTAATCGGTTCGGCAGCTTTCTTTTCAGGTCTGGTTGCCTTGATCTACTACATGATTCAGATAGTACAGGCGATCAAATAATTAAGGAAATTCGATCCTTCACATAGGATCGAATAGAGCTTGAGCATGCTCTGTAATCACTGCTCATTCTCCTTGGGTAGTTGAGGTTGCCGCCTAGTGGAAACGCTAGGCGGTTTTCTTTTACGAATGAAACAAAAACAGCTTACAGTTACTTATAAGCGTACCGAAGATTTAATCCCGTACGTGAACAACGCTCGTACGCACTCGGACGAACAAGTTACGCAAATCGCAAGTTCGATTAAAGAATTTGGGTTTAACAATCCGATTTTGACCGATGGAGAAAACGGTGTAATAGCTGGGCACGGACGGTTATTGGCTGCTAAGAAGCTCGGCTTGGAAACTGTACCTACTATCGAGTTGTCGGGCCTTACCAAAGCTCAAAAGAAAGCGTATATCCTCGCAGATAACAAAATCGCTTTAAATTCTGGATGGGATATAGACCTCTTGAGCGTCGAGCTGCAGGAATTGCAAGATACCGATTTGGCGCCGGTTACTGGGTTCTCCGCCGAAGAGTTGAATACTTTGTTGTCTGAAACGACCGAACCCGCCGAAGAGGAAGAACCGGAAGAAGAAGAGCCTGAGGAAGATAGCTTTAATCTGACGCTCTCAATTCCGATCGAGTACAAAGAGCAGGTTCAGGATTTCGTTAAAAGTTTCGGACCCGAGGATTTAATCCAGAAGATCATCGATATGACCAGTTAACTACAGGCAGGTTGAAGGCATGGAAGAAAAAGTTCAAAAGAAGCGGACTCGTCCACGCATTCAAATTGACCTTGATAAGGTTGAACAACTGGCTCAGGTTTGCGATAACGAAGAAGAGATAGCTTTAGCGTTAGGCATTAGTTATAGAACCTTGCAGAATCGAAAAAAAGATTTTGCGAATTTTGCGACCGCTATAAAAAAGGGGAAAGCTAAAGCAAATGCTTTTGTGGGTGGAAAACTCATGTCTCTCATCAAAGAGGGAAATCCGGCCGCAATCATTTTTTATATGAAATCTCGCTGCGGCTGGAGAGAGACAGTAAGACAAGAGATTACTGGAGCCGAGGGCGACGCTGTAAAAGTTGAGACTAAGCAGCAGTACGATTTATCGAAATTAAGCGTAAGTCAGCTAGAGGCGTTGGAGGCTATTTTGAATGATTCGGACACTTCCAAGTCTGGCGGAAATAAAACTTTGGAAAGCTCGTAAATCTCTTGCTTACTTTACCCAGCGGACTAAACCTGATTACCTGATGGGCTGGGTTCATCGTGAAATCTGCGACGCATTGGATAAGTTCTTAGATGACGTAATACAAAAGAAAAATCCTAGGCTTATTATTTGTTGCCCGCCTAGAAGCGGAAAGTCGGAATTAGTTTCCCGCCGTTTCCCCGCCTATGCTTTTGGTCGTTATCCTGACTTGCAAATCATTGCCACGTCTTACAGCGCGGATTTATCCCAGCGTTTTAACCGTGACGTCCAGCGAATTATCGACGACGAGAAATATAGAGAAATATTTCCTGAAACTACGTTAAATGGCTCGCGAGTCCGGACGGACTCGCGAGGGTCGTACATTCGAACATCTGATTTATTTGAGATTGTCGGACATTCCGGTGCCTATAGATCATGCGGCGTCGGAGGCGGTATTACAGGCCAAGGCGCAGACTGCCTACTCATTGATGACCCTGTGAAAGATCGTGCAGAGGCTAACAGCGCCACGGTGCGACAGTCTATTTGGGACTGGTACACGTCTACGGCGTATACGCGCTTATCCCCTGGCGGAGGCGTCATCGTTATGGCTACGCGCTGGCATTTAGATGACCTGATCGGGCGCCTCATCGAAAACATGGGGACAGGTCAGGGCGATAACTTTACGGTTATTAACTATCCGGCGATTGCTGAGCAGGACGAAACTCATAGACGAAAAGGCGAAGCGCTGCACCCAGAACGTTATTCGTTAGATCAGCTAAGAAAGATTCAGAAAACTGTTGGATCGCGAGATTGGGCCGCGCTGTATCAGCAGCACCCGATACCCGACGGAGGCAACGTATTCAAATCCGAATGGTTCAAATATTGGACAGAATCAAGCCTGCCTCCTGAGTTTGATCAGATCGTGACGTCGTGGGATATGACGTTTAAAGATTCTAAGAATTCTGACTACGTGGTGGGTCAGGTGTGGGGCAAGAAAGGCGCTGATTTCTATTTGCTCGATCAGGTCCGAGGTCAATGGGACTTCGTTAAAACGCGCGAGATGTTCCTCATTCTTGCGCAAAAGTGGCCCAAAGCATTACGCAAGTTGGTCGAAGATAAGGCGAACGGTTCGGCGATTATTTCAGAACTTCAAAAAACGGTCAGCGGCATTGTCCCGATTACTCCGAAGGAATCTAAGGAGGCTCGTGCGAGCGCTATAACGCCGTTTTTTGAGGCTGGCAATGTGTACCTGCCTGACCCGAAGAAAACGCCATGGATGGGCGCATTTGAAGCTGAATTACTCAATTTTCCGGCCGGCGCTCACGACGATTGTGTCGACTCCCTAAGTCAATGTCTTAATTACTTTAGAAACAACGCAACATACATTCTGTCTAAGGATGTGCTGAAGGCTTTGAAGCGGCCTCCGAGGTTTTGAGTAGTTTTATCTTCTTGGATGAGTTGACCGCCTGCGTAGCTCGTGGGCGGATTTTTTTCGATTAACACGATGAAGAAAAAAACAAACGATAAACACCGCCCGTTAGGTTTGCAGAAACGGGCTGGTGTGGTGGATTATGCTCAGGCCGCCAGTGCTCCGTATTTCCCAAAAGGGAAGACATTAACGGAAGATGAAGTTAAAGCGCTTTCCTCGTTGCCTGTTACCCTCGGGTTACAAGGTTTAAACGAGGAAGATAGCAAGGCCGTCTCAATGGCTCATGATTCAGCGTTTGAGGCTAGCCTAGCGGCGTTACAGAGCACGCTCACGGGTCACGCTATGGCGCTGGGACAGTTTCCTACAACATCTTTTGTAGGCTATGGTGTCCTTCAGCAAATCGCGCAAAATGGCATGATTCGTACCTGCGTTCAAACCGTCGCAGATGACATGACCAGAGAGTGGATTCAGGTTACCGGCGGCGATGATGTTGAGAATGAAGCAATCGACAAGCTACAAGACCTGCAGGAATCAAAGTACCGACTACGGTCTTTATTCAATCGCGCTCAGTCGCTGGTTGGATTCATGGGCGGGGCCTTGATCTTTATCGATACCGGAGCTGAGAACCTGGATTTGCCGTTGAATATTTCAGACGTTTCAGCTGAGGTCAAAAAAGGTTCCGACGTTAAATTTATTTTAGTTGACCCGATAAACGTATCGCCGGGTATGTACAACTCTATTGATCCGCTAAAAGCGGATTACATGAGGCCTACACATTGGTACGTTTTAGGGCGCAAGGTTCACGCCTCGCGACTTCTGAGACTGGTTGATAACGAGCCCCCGCAGTTGCTCAAGCCTGCATACAATTTCTTCGGAATTCCGCAGGCCCAAATTCTTTGGGATTACGTTCTTCATTGGAACAAGGCTCGTGCAGCAGGCGTAAACATCCTAGACAAGCTGAATCTCTTAGTTTTCAAGACGGATTTTACTCAGGTCATACAGGCTGGAGGTATCGAGCAGCTCGACGGGAAAATGTCGCTCCTGCAGAGATACCGCGACAATGATTCTGTGTTTGCCTGCGACTCAACCGAAGACGTTCAAAACATTACCGCTACGATTGCTGGCGTGACTGATATTATTCGCCAGTCGCTGGAGTTCATAGCGAGCATTAACCGCACGCCTGCGGTAAAACTCTTGGGTATTTCTCCGAGTGGCTTTAATGCTACAGGTCAGAGCGATATCAGGAACTATTACGACCATATCAAATCAAAGCAGGAATTAAACCGGAACGCGATTCAGACTTGTTTAAAAATTATCCAGCTTGTTGAGTTTGGGGAAATTGATGATTCAGTTTCCTTCATGTTTAATGAGTTGGGCGAGGATGACGCCGCAGCCATTGCTATGACTGCTAAAACTCGAGTCGATATGTTGGCCGTGCTTCAAGATAGAAACGTTATCAGTGCCGAAGAAGTTCGTGAATCGGTTAAACGTGATCCGGCTACCGGATTGGATTTTATTGGCGATGAATTGCCTGACGATATGGAGGGTGATTTGATGACCGATGATCCTGCGGCGACTAACGGCCCTATGCAGGAGTTTTTATCAAAGAGGCAAGTGCCGGCGCCGGAAAACAAACCTCATTTGGATGACGTGGACAAATCGGGAGAAATTCATTGAAAACGGCCCGCAGCATTGCCGCCAGTCCTGCGATGAGTCGAAAGTTCGAGAAGAAACTTTTGACGTTCGTTAACTCGTTTAGGCGTCGTGTTATCAATGAGATTTTGCTGTACATCGATCAGGAAAATCTCTTAGCCGAAGACGTGTCATTAACGTTTAGGCCCGATGACCCAATAGACCGTGAAAGGCTTAGGCAGATTAAGCGCAAAATCAATCGCCTTGTGCTCCGTGATCCTGAACGTTTCAAGCGGAATATTGATGAGTTTATTGCTCGCAACATGATGTCATGGTTACGAGAAGCGGACAAAGAAACGCAGAAGATCGCAGACTGGTATGTACGTAACCTGTCGGCTGATATTTCGGTTTCCCAAAAGGCCTCGTTGACAGCCGCGGGAATTCCTGCGGCCGTTCTCAGGCAGGCCATGCGTAATAGTCGTAAATCGTTTTTCATAACGCCTCAGGCTATAGATGAATTACCGAAGCTTATAACTGATACAGTAAGTCTTATAACGCGCATAAATTCCAGCGATATAGGGAACATTCGGGCGGCGTTTTTAGACGCATACGAAGGCAAGAACACGTACTCCCACATCGTTGAAACCTTGGAAGCTACGAAAGGCTTTACCGAGAAACGTGCTAGGCGAGTAGCGATAGATCAGACGTCAAAAATTAGTCAAAAAATTCTTCAAAAGAATTGTGAAGGAATCGGGATTAAGCGAGGCGTTTGGATTCACGTACCCGGTCAGTACTCAAGCCGTCCGACGCATATAGAGATGAACGGGAAAACGTTCAATCTCGCGGAAGGACTTTATGACAAGGCGGTAGACAAAAAAGTTATGCCGGGTGAGTTGTATTGGTGCCGCTGTACGTTTCGTCCTGTCATTGAGGACTAAACCAAGAATTTAAACAAAACCCCGTGAGCAGCGAACTCAACGGGGTTTTTAGTAGTCGATTAGCTTAGGGAAACATCGACCATGAAGTTAATTTTATCAAAACAGACGAGGAGATTCGTCATGGATTTTGTCAGAGCCTACCCCAAGTGGTTCTTTGTTATTCGGTGGACTTTTGCAGGCTACTTAGCTTTTTATTTGTTTAAGTCGATAGTCCAGTTTGTCATTGGATTTTGACGACAGGGCAGCTCATATTTTGAGGTTTAGGTAATGAATAAAGAAGATCGCTGTATTGCGTTCGACTCGGCCAGTATGAGAACGGTTGACGCGAATGGCTTTCTACACGTCGAACGTTCGCCGTTAACGCGCGTGCAAGTGGCACCTTATTTAGGCCGTGAAATCTCAGGCTGGCAGGCTCAAGGACTGGATCCTGAACAAATCTATCACGCATACAGACCGCCGGAAGAACTTGCAAGCGAAGAAACAATCAAATCGATAAATGGTATTCCGATTCATCTAGAGCACCACGATGACACGGGGGAGCCCGAGGATAAGAAAACGAGAATTGGAACTACCGGAACCGACGGGGCTTTTGAGGCCCCGTTTTTAATGAACTCTCTTCATATTTTCGATCAGGACGCGATTAACCGTATCAATGATGGAAGCATGAAGGAGCTGTCCCTAGCGTACACATATATTCCTGAGTTTAAGTCAGGGGATACGGATGATGGGGAACACTACGATTTTGTACAGCGTCAAATTAGAGCTAACCATTTGGCGCTAGTTGAGAAAGGGCGAGCTGGCCCGACCGTGAAGGTTAGCGATACAGGTAAGGAAATCAATATGGCAGATATTGAAAACAAAGACGCTGGCACCGAGCAGAAAGAAGTTGATCTCGCCCAGAAAATTATCGACCTGCACAAGGTTGATGAAAACGGCAATGTTGTAGACGCCTCTGATGAAGACAAAGAGGCCGCCATTACAAAAATTCTCGACGAGCTGAAAAGCAAGGGGATGAGCGATGACGATCTCAAGAAAATGAAGGATACGTTGTCTGACTTGGCTTACTCAAAGGCTACTGGCGATGAAGCACCCAAGCCCGCTGAAAACGAAACAAAGGATGACGATATTGAACTTGACGAAAAAATGAAAGATCCGACTTTCAAGGCTGGATTTGAGGCTGGCGTCCTTTACGGCGAAAAACGTGAAAAAGCTGATCCGAAACGCATTGATCGAGATCATGAGCGCGAAGGTGAAGAGCGTTACTTGCAGGGTGTTGAAGACGCTTTGAAATCCTGCGGCCTTGATGACGCTCCGGACGCTGTCAAGAATGCTTTCAAGGAAGGCTACAAGTTCACGGCCAAAGAGGCCGAAGATGACGGTGAAGAAGTGAAAGGCGTCGAAGAAAAGGCAGAAGAAACGGTGAAAGCGTCTGATTCGCTCAAAGCCCTTAAATCCGCACTTGTCGACGAAATGACCGCAATTGAGGAAGTCAAGCCGATTGTAGGTGCAATTCGTTTAGGTGCGTACGACTCTGCTGGTCAGGTTTATTTGGCCGCTTTGAAGAAACTCGGAATCAGCGGTGTAAGCCCCTCTCAGGCTCGGATCGCTTATCGCGCTTATATCGCGGGCCGTCAGGGTTCTGCGAAGTCCTCGGCACACGATTCGGCGCCGAAAGACGAACGTACCGCGCTCACTTCCATTCTTGAAAAAGTTAACTAATAGGAGTTTTTTAGATGTTGCAAAAAACAGTAAATCTCTATCCTGCGATTGGCGTTCCCGGTCAGCAGGTCGCTTTCAATCAGGCGGTATATACGCCTCACAATTACTTGAGCGATGGAACCGTAGCTTGCGGTACTTTCGTCTTTGCTAAGGCCGCAACGGGCTCCACAACGGCTGTTCAATTCCCTGTAGCCTCTGCGACAGGAGCTGCAGGGGATAAGGTAGTAGGTCTTGTAGAGCGTACTTTTACGGCTTCTCTGCCGTCCTATGATGAGGATACTGATATTTATCCCGAGGGCGCTGAGCTCACAATCGCCGAACGCGGTGATTACTACATTGTTGCTCCGGCCGCTGCTACGGTCGGGCAATCGGTTCTTTGTGATCCCACACCCGGAAACATCACATTCGGAGCTGCCGGCGCCGCGAATGATACGGGCTGGGTAGTTCGTACGGCTGGCGCTAAGGATGACACGATCATTATCTCTAACCACGGCTTGTCTATTACACCCGCAGCGGCTAGTGGCAACTAATCGAGGAAAATTAACATGGATGACTTCAAGCTAGCACAAGAAAAGGGCATTGGCGGCGTAGGCGTTAAAGGCTTTATGCCGTTTAACTCTACGAAAGACGGAAAAATCAAAGTTGATTACGAGGCCGCAGCGCGTTCTATCGCTCGTGACGCGGCCTTGCAGACACCTGTTTCTGTGGGCGTGCCTGCGCTATTTACGACGTTCATTGATCCGAACGTTGTTCCGATTTTATTTGGCGCCCAGAATGCTTCTAAGGTTTTCGGCGAAGAACGCAAGGGAGACTGGACCTACAACTTCTTTACCTTCCCGGTAGAAGAATTTGCAGGCAATGTGACCCCTTATTCCGACTTTACGGAAAATGTTTCTTCTGACGTCAACTTTGCATATCCGACGCGTGAAAACTTCCTCTTTGAAACTGTTATCAAATACGGCGATAGAGAAGCGGGAGTTGCGGCGAAGGCAAAATTAAATCTTGTTGGCTCTAAGCAGCAGGCCGCAGCTTATGTGCTTGCTATGGCACATAACAAGTTCGCACTTTACGGGGTAGCGGGCAAGAAGATTTACGGGATGTTAAATGATCCTAATCTTCCTGCTTCTATTGCCCCGACATCTGTAAACAGCAACTCTACGTGGCCTGCTAAGGTGGCGGCCAACCCTGAGGGCGCCGCTAATCTCGTCTACGATGATATCAACAAGCTTTGGATCGAGATTTCAGGAAAGAACGCGGGACTGGTTGATCAGAATATGCGTATTGTTTTAGCTATCAGCAACAAACGAGCCGCATACTTGACCCAACCTAACAATTTCGGTCGTACGGCTATGTCTATGCTCAAACAGTCATTCCCGAATCTTGAAATTGTTCAGTTGCCCGAACTCAGCACTACTGCAGGAGAAATGCTCTATATGGTGGTTCCTGAGTTGATGGGTGTTCAGACTGGCATTACCGCATACTCTGAAAAACTCTTCCTGGGCCGTGTCGTTCCTGAACTCTCTTATTTCAAACAGAAAGTTGTGGGTGGCACATGGGGTTCCATCATTCGCAGACCCAGCCTCGTTGCAACTATGCTGGGGGTGTAACCTTCATTTAAACCAAACAGGGGGCTTTTCGGTCCCCTTTTTATTCATTCACGGAGATTTAAGAATATGGCAAGACCTGCGAAAAACGAAGCTGCAACACTCGCTCAGGGCGGCACTGTTGTTGGTTCAACTTTTGAAGATACGAAAAAAACAAAATCAGCGGCAAAAACGGCAGCAACTGTTGTTTTGGCTGTTTCCCTTCCTCACGGCTTGAAATTTGATGATGTTCCATGCAGTGACGGTGGAACAAAAACGATTGTATTCCCCGGGCTTAATGACGATCTGCGTTCTAAAAGAGAGGGGATTCTGCTCGGGAAAGGCAACGCGATAGCTTTCAAGATTGATAAAGCAGACTGGGAAAATATTCTCAAAATGCACGGAAAAGAAGCCGCATTTACAGGCGTAAACGGCGGATTGCCTTGCATTATTCCAATGAAAGACGAAAAAGAATTTAAGTCTCGTACTGATGAGCTAAAAGAGATTGATCATGGAGTGAATCCTGTTGACCCGGCCAAAGTCGGAGTTCAAGAAACTAAAAACGTATAGAGAGAGTTATGGCTGGTGTTATCTTTGATCCAGAGAATTTTAGAACGCTATACCCAGCGTTTTCGGATGAAACTAAATATTCGAACGAACTTCTTACTGAGTATTTTGGTATGGCGGCAGAGTTCGTAGGGAACTCAGATAGCACCAGTTTTGCGCCATATGATCCTAACAACCATATCTATTTGCGTAAACGTCTTTTAGATTTGGTTATGTGTCACCTCCTAACGTTAGACGAAAATATGACGGGGCCTGTAGGCAGAATTTCCAGCGCCTCTCAAGGCTCCGTTTCTACTTCGTTTGATTTGCTTAAAACGAATTCTTATGTGGGGGACTGGTGGGCGCAGACACGATGCGGGGCGCAGTACTGGATCATGACGGCTCGTTATCGCGTCGGAGGCCGGTTTTATGGAGGCTCTAATTACCATCCTTGGGGGTAGCTTATGGGTATCAAAATTACCGATCACGGTATTTTTAACGATCTGAAAAAGAACGCGGTTCTAAATAAAAATACCCATGCTGAAATCGGAATTATGATGCCGGATATCGCCACCATTGGGATGTATCTTGAGTATGGATGGGATCAGAGGGTAACGGCCAAACAGAATGTTTATCTATCAAGCGTCTTGGGTTTGCCGATAAAAGATAAAGAGGGTAATTGGATTCAAAATTTTGCCATTCTTCATTTGCCCCCGCGCCCATTCATGCGTGCGACGTTTGCCGAGAAAAATAAAGAGTGGAAGAAGATTTTTGAATCTCAATTCAAGAAAACACATGATGTAAAGTCTGCGTTAGAGGGCATGTGTATCAGGGCTGTTTTTGATATTAGAGCAACGATTAGAAATAACGGTACAGCGTCTAATCCTTTTCCCAAACGATCTCCATTGACCATGGCTATGCTGGAGGCGATGGGCGAAATTGAGAAAGCTAAGCGCCAGCAAAAAGGGCAGGCAGCGGTTAGCAACACGACAACCGATAAAGCGCTCATGCGCAGCGGCAATTTAGAAAAGAGTATTACTCACAAAATCCATTCTTAACATGCTGAATCTTCATGACATTGTTCGACGTGCGATAAATCAAAACTATGCAGATGCAAAGCTAAAAATCTATCGCTCTATAGGGCAAGAAAACGTTAGCGGGATTATGACCGCGTTTTACGCTCCGGCTGAAAACATTCTCGGTAATTTCCAGAGCGAAGGTGACGCTGCGTTGGATCATGCAAATTTGGCGGGTCAGAACACAATTATTCGTAAGCTGTACCTCTATGCCTCAAACGACCGAAAAACACGCCCATGGGCTCAATACAGACCTCTCGCGAGGACCGGCGATTACATCGAAGATTCGAAGGGCGGCTATTGGTTGATCACTGCAGTTTTAGAAGATTTTTCGGATGCCGGATGGGAATGCGTGCGGTGTACGTTTGAGCAAACGCCGATCACGTTAAATATTAAGGAGGGCGAAAACGGTCAACTACCTCGTCCTAAAGGCCGAGGCTTGAAAAAGCCTCTAGTTGACTAGCCTCAGGCCGTCGTTTGGCGGACTACGTTGGTTGGGAATGTACAGGCACCGCGGGATGCAGATCCTAGTCCCGCGCTCTGCGGCCGATGGTTAAAAGCTCTGAGAGGTAGGAGCGGTGCTGTCGGCTTGAAACCTCTTCCAACATTGGCGAAGGATCACAACCGGTCGAAAGACCGAGAAGACAAAACTTGAGAGTATTTGTCTTACCCAACACTAATCATAAACGGAGAAGGTGCTACCTCCTCTGCCAAAAGGCAGGGGTATCCGCGCCTAAATTTGATGATGGAGACAGTGAATCTCACTCCTAATTTTCGAGCCGCTTTATTCGAGTTTATTGCTCAGTTCGCCGCTCCGGTGATTGATAAAGCCGCAATTTTTTACGGCAATCAGAATAATATCGCTCTGCCGGAAAACAATGACTACATAATTTTTTCGTATCTATCGAGTGTCCGACATGGCACGAACTCGGAGCGCTGGGAGAAAACGGACGGCAACGATTATCTTTATTTGAGCAATACGATAGAGGTCATTGTTCAGATTGATTGTTACGCTGTCACGACAAACGGCAATGACGGCATTAACGCTATGTTGAGAGCGCAGGCCCTCGAAACAGTTGCCCGATCGACGGCAGGCGTTCAGTTCTTTAACGACCGCGGTATTTCGTTGCTGTATGCAGACGATCCGAGGGATGCCACGTTTGTAGGCGATTCGGATTCGTATGTAAGACGTTCGACGTTAACGATTCATTTAAGTTTCGAAAGCCAAGTTAGGACCTCAGTAGACTATTTTTATGATCTCGATCTAGATCTGAAAAACGTTGATGTGAGCTACCCGCCGAAGGAAAAACAATGAATGAGCAACTTGCCTTTACGTTGGGGTACGCCTTCAAACTAGGGATAGCGTACGGATTAGGAAGGATTTATGCCACAAATCCGAGTAGGGTACAGGATGCGTCCAAGTGGATCACAGTAAAAGGGGCTCATATCCCGGTTGATGAGAATGGAACATTATCCGGGAAAGCTGGCGGAAAGATTGAAGCGTCTCAGCAAAATAAAAAATTTAAATTGGATGATTTCACTCGAGACCTTGATCGAGGGAAAAATCCTAGAGCAGTTCTTAAAGAAGCGGCTCAATCTTTAAAGGGTTCATACCCTGTCAGTCTCCCTGACGTAGGGGCGGACAAGGTGATTCTTGGGAAAAATTTTGTTTTCGAGAGTGGAAAGTACCTTTATACGGGAGAGGGTAAAGTCAATCCCAAAAAGAGAAAAGAAATTGCCCAGCGTCAACTCTTTGGAATGTCAAAGCTTCAAACGATTCTTTCCGAAGGTGTTAAAACAAAATGGTCTAACGATCGGACCCACCATGGGGATCGCGATTTCATAACGATTTATAAAAAGCTTCCCTATCAGGGATCGAAAGTCGTGTTTAGTGTCGACATAAGCCGAAAGAAGGACAGTCCAAAGGATGAAAAAAAACAGATTTACAACGTTGGAAACTCAAGGAACCAAGGCTTTGTCAAGAAACAAAAACACTCGGTGGTTCCAATCAAGCACGCAAAAGATTCATTCAATCCGGAAAGTTATGAGATTGTAAGAATCCGGAGCTGAGAACAGAAAACCCGACTTATCTAGGTGATGGTCTTCACAGAGCTAGAGTTCATCGGGTTTTTAATTTCAGGCCCTCTAGGAAGGTCAAGGACCGACTTCCCTCAGGCCGCCTGAAAAATCTGGGTGAGATTTTAACAATAGCTAGATCTAAAGACAATAGTTTGCAGACTGTTAGAAGAAGAAAAGGCCGAAGACGCTGTTCTATTACTGCCCTCGAAGGACTCCGTGGCGAATTTACACGGGACACAGTCTTTGCTTCGACCTACAGAAGGGAGGCTACATCAAGAAGATGAGACAGTCAAGATGTCAGTCCTAGGAATAAGAATTTTATGAAAAAATAACCCCGTTCAGTCGGTAGCTGAGCGGGGTTTGAGTTAACTGATTGCAAGAGAATCAGTCAATATGAACATTTTACACGACTTAGCGGAGGCCCTAACCATGGTCACTGCCGTTCCTTTATATGCAGCTCTTCCCGTTTACCTAATCGGTTACGGACTCGCAGTGTGGGTGATTGCAAAAGCGATTAAGGCTGTAAAGGACATATTCAATAAATGAGTTTCATGTGTGGCTCTTAGCCACTAAAAATATCGTCGGCGCCTTCGGGCGCTTTTTTATTTGAGGAAAAACATGTCAATCAATGCATCGCGACTCGTTTCTATCACACCGAGAGTGGTAAGCGCAGGTAGTGCCGATCTTGAAACCAACGGCCTTTTGTTAACTCAGAACGCTTTAATTCCTGCAGATACGCCAGCGCTTGAATTTGTAACTGCTGCTTCTGTAGGAAATTATTTCGGCGCAGAATCCCCCGAGGCGGATTTTGCTAATCAATATTTTTCCGGCGTGAATAATCAGCAAAGGGCCGTAAGCCGTTTGTTTATTGCCCGTCGTATAAATGAAGACGCCGCCGCATGGATTAAATCCGCTCCGATCTCTGCTCAGTTGTCTGAGTTAACGGCGATTACTGCAGGCTCCCTAACGATTACAGTTAACGGCACGGAAAAAGAAGTCGTTAATCTCGACTTCTCCAGTGCGAAATCTTTTAGCGATGTAGCTGCTGAGCTGGCTACGGCTATTGGGGCCGTATCAGGTGCATACAACTCTGATCAAAACGCAATCATTCTCACGACAACGGAAACAGGCGATGCAGCCTCTATTTCCCTCGCTACGAGCGCTAGTACCGGCACCGACGTATCTGCGCTTCTCGGATTGACCAGTGGCGCCGGCGCCGTTTTATCGCAGGGCACGGATGCCTTAACGGCCGCTCAAAATATGAACCTGATTACTACGGTTTCACGTAATTGGGTTGGTTTTACGACGCTCTACAGCACTGAGCTTGATGAGGCCTCTGCGCTGGCTGCATGGGCAGATATCGATGATGATTATGTGTACTTTGATTGGTCTACAGATAGCAAAATGACGAATCAGAGCACGCAGGCTACGACTAAAGCGGCTCAGCTGGCTGAGAATAATTACAACTGTTTGGCGATGGTCTACGGTACCGCTCAGGAAACCGCGGCTTTCCTTGCGGTCGGTGCATCTATCGATTGGTCGGCAATTCAAGGCATTAAGACTTGGTTTGCAAAGTCGGCTTCCGGTATTAAAGCCTCTGTTTTGTCCGATGAAGTCTCTGAGGCCTTGGATGATCTTAGAGTTAACTACGTTGGCGCGTTTGCCACTCGTAACGCCGAGTTTGACTTCATTAACCGCGGCTGTCTCATATCCGGTATTTATCAGTGGATTGACGCACTCTACGGCATGATTTGGTTCAAGGCAAGAATCCAGCGTCAGATCATGGACGGGTTCGCTTCGATCAATCGTGCACCGTATAACGCAGTCGGATTTGCTTATGTTGAGGCTTGGTTACTTGACCCGATCAATGAAGCTAAACGGAACGGCGTGATTGATACAGGCCTTGCGTTATCTACCTCTCAGGTTCAGCAATTACTCACGGAAACGGCGAATCCAACGATCCAGCAAGATTTGTACTCTAAAGGGTATTGGTATCTGATCGAATCTCCATCCGCGAACGTAAGAACTCAACGAGGAAGCCCGCGTTTAGGACTTTGGTATACGTATGCCGGCAGCATTCAACGAATCGAAATGCCACTCACCGCAGTCATGTAACCAAATTTTCACAACCGAAAAGACCCGTCGTAATGGCGGGTTTTTCTTTTAGGAATAAATAAAAATGCCTAGACCAAATTTAGACATCACATCTGCCAATGCGTCAGCAGTGATGACGATTGAAGAGTTATATCCGAACGGGATTAAATTGGAGCGGTTTTCAACCGACGCCGCTATCGTTGCTGATTCTCAGCAAATTGCCGAGACCCGCATGGGCGTTGACGGTAATATGTCCGCGGGTGTAACGCCAAACATTTATCCGGTAACCATCACTCTAGAGGCTAACTCTCCGTCTGCTACAGCATTTTCTACGTTGCAGGAGGCGACGAGCGCGAATAAACAGCTCTATATCTGCAACCTGACAATCAAAATCCCGTCGATCGGCAAAACCTATCAATTCTCAAACGGAGTTTTGCAGACGGCTAATCCTATGCCAGCCTTGAATAAAGTTCTGGCTCCGACCACTTGGGTATTCCACTTTGAAAAAATGGAGCGCGTGTAATGAAGGAACCGAAAATTATTAAATTGGAAGATGGCGGCAATCAGCTGACCTTCAAGATTTACCCATTCCCTGCAACTAAATCCGAAGACCTGATGATTCGGATTGCCTTGATGACGGGGAAAAATCTCGATATCGAGAGCGAAATGGGATACAAAGACGTGATCAAAGCGCTTGTCAGCGTTCCACACGTTGAAGCTAAGGCTCTATTAGATGAATTGCTTTCTGAGGTCTACAAAGTGGACGGAAAAAGTGAGATTAAATTCTCTTTTGATGATGCCGATGGTTATATCTCCAGCCCGTTGACCATTCTCAAACTCAGGATCGAAAGTTTCAAGGCGAATTTCGGTTTTTTTCCCGACTTGATCCGCCAGTTCTACCCCGCAGAGCAGAGTTCTTAGCAGATTGCGCGAAAGTTCGAGGCGTGGCAGTCACTACTCAACTCACGCCTCTAATGTCTCGTTTGGTCATGGGCGGAATGGCCTCATTAGTCGAACTACAAACTCAACTAACGCTAGAAGATGCCTACGCATTAGACGAGGCATTGCTAATTAAAAATTACAACTCGTGGGTAGCGCAAAAGAGCGCATGACATCATGGCCAAAACAACCGACTCTTTAGTTATTGATGTATCCGTCAATTCCAATGACGTAATCAAGTTTTTTGAAGTCTTATCCGACAAACTGAATCAGTTGCTCGGATACGCTCAATCAGCCGGAGAAAAACTTGACGCACTGGGAGAGGGCTCGGACGGCATCAAAGAGGTTTCAGGCGCGTTAAATGAAACGGCTCAAAACGCCAAGAAAACCTCTAAAGATTTAGAAAATGTCGGAACTAGTGGTAAGAAAGCAGGGAAGGATGTTTCTAAGGCCTCAAAGGATGCATCAAAATCGCTTTCTCAGCTCGATTCAGTAGCCAAGCGAGTATTTACCGCCATCAAAAGCTACGCCGCTCCGCTGGCTGCTATGTTTGGTGCCAAATTCATGTTTGGCAATTACATAGATGAAGGCTCCAAGCTCGACGACATCTCTAAAAAAGTCCGGATAAATGTGTCCGAGATTGATGCATGGAGAAAAGCGAACGTAGCAGCAGGAGGAAGCGCCGAGGCTTTTACTCAGGCCATGCAAGCCTTTACTGAGCGCACAGGAGCTAGCGGAGAGGTTTTTCTTCGCATGGGAAAACAGCTCAACGGCATGACCGGCGCCCAGGCGAACTACGCTCTGAAATATCTCGGATTGACACGTGAAAGCGCGGCCGTTTTTCTGCAAAACAATAAACAGATGGGCGAGCTGGTTGAGACATATCGCAAGCTGGCACTAACGCCTAAAGACGCTGAAAACGCTCGCCGATTCAAAATTTCGTGGCAAGTTACCGGAATGGCGATTCAAAACATCGGCAATCAGTTCGCAAAGTTCTTTATCCCGTGGGTTGAAAAGGCGGTTAAGATTTTCGGTGATGCGTCACTGTTTATCGGAGAGCATAGCCAATTCATCAAAATCGCTTTAACCGGTATTGCTACAGCCGCGGCATTGGCGTTTGGGCCTAAATCTGCCCTCATGATGGCGGGCAAGCTGCTCGGTCTTCTAGCCAGTCCGATTGGTCTTCTTATTGCAGGAGTTCTCCTGCTTGCCGGGGCTATCGATGACTTAATTGTCTTCGCCAAAGGCGGACCGAGCGTATTTGAAGATTTCCTGAAATCTGTAGGTTATACAGACGATCAAATCAAAGGAATCCGAAAGTCGTTTCAGGACGCCTGGAAGTCAATCTCAGACCTCTTAGACAAACTTTCGCCGCTCAAAGACATGTTCCTGCAGGCCTTCGGGGACGTGGTTGTGGCGGCGATCACGGCTGTCGTAGGGTTTATCGGAGATTTGGCGAAAGATATTGCGAACCTGATAAATACCGTCCCAAAGATGAAGGATAACTTCATCAAGGCGTGGGAGGACATTGAATCCGGGTGCAAAAGAATTTTCAAATGGCTGGAAGACAAAATGAAGTTTTTCACCGATTGGAAATTACCTGACTGGGCCTCTAAATCTATTGACACCGTGGGCGGATGGTTCGGGTTAGGTGACGATAAGAAGGCACCTGTTACAACACCTCCGGGGGCTCAGGCCGGCGCCGCAGCATCGATCGTTCCTAAGGCCGCTTCTCCGGTTATTAATGCGCCGATGAAAACGGATGTCAGCATTAATATCCAAGGTAACGCCGATCCTCAGGCCGTTAAGGATGCGACTCATCGAGGCGTAACAGAAGGTATGGGTGATTATCAGGACATGTTGCAAAATTCAGCTAGCGGATATCGTCAAGGTGGAGATTAAATGGCAAGCCTAAACTCTGTAATGTCGATTAGCTGGGCAGTAGTAGGCAATAACCTGCTGCCGTTCGTTCCATACACCTCTATCGGCGCGATTGACGCGGATAAATCCTCGAAAGTTCCGACAGAACCGATAGAAAACGGACAGCTTGCGGCGTTTAATATCGTGCGAGAGCCTGAGCGCGTTAACGTTGAGTTTTTATTTAACGGTAATTACGCGATTCAGGTTTTGGCGCTGGCAATGCTCGACAAGCGATTAAATAGTACCGATACCTGCACGATATTTAGTCCAGCCAAGATTTGGCGAAATATGGCGCTCGATCACTACGACTTCTCACGAACTCAAACGACGGGCGCTTGTATGCTGACTGTACACGCGTCTTTTGTTGAGATCGTATCAGTCAATCTAAGCCAGCAGAAAACCTCCTATTCACCCAAGCGAGCTACATCGGCTAATAAGGTGAACACCGGACAAGCTCAGGTAAAACCGAGCTTGCTTAAGGGCATTATCAGCTTCTTTAAAAAATGAATCAGATCGTTATAAGTGCCTTACCGTTCCAAGAATTCTCTTGCGTTCTCGGCGGTCAAAACTGCGTTATCACGTTGCGGCAGATTGCTGAGTATCTCTATTGTGATTTAGCGGTAGACGGCGTTCAAATTTTCGCAGGGCGCCGATGTTGCATCGGAACTGACATCAATTGTTATCCAACGCCTCTATTTTCGGGGCGTTTGTTTTTTATAGACACGCTCGGGAAGTCAGACCCACAGTATCAAGAGTTAAATTCTCGATGGCTGCTAGTTTACGAGGAGGCAGAAAATGCCGTCGCTCCTACCGCAAATTGATAAAAACACGACGTACACGCAAAAAGAAGTGGCGGTTACGGTAACTCTGGACGGGCAAGAGGCCGTTACGTTTCAAGGGTTCGCGGTTAAGTGCTCAATTGAAAAATCCGGCTGTCCCGCGTTTCCTAAGGCCAAAATCGAACTCAGAGGATTGTCTTTAGCAACAATGGAGCGTCTAACGCACCTAGGTTTTAAGTCGTTCTCGTTGAAGCGGAACAAAATCAATATTTCTGCAGGTGAAAAGGGCAAAACGTTATCCGTTGTCTTTAAAGGCGAGATCGTTAACGCATGGGCAGACTTTAACGCCGCTCCTTCTCCTGTTTTCAAGATTGAAGCGAACTGCGGCTTATTTCCCGCGTTAATTCCCCAGCCGCCGATATCGGTAAACGGTAATCAGACGGTAACGGGGCTGATTGATCAGATCACTAAAGAGATCGGATACACGCTCGAAAATAACGACATCACAGCTTCGATTAAGGACTGCATTATCGACGGTGATCCAGTCACAAAAATGAGGCGGATTGCTGAGGCCGTTGGTGTTGATTTGATTTTTGATGATGAAAAAGTCGTACTCATTAAAAACCATGGGACTCGCAAAACTCAGGGATCAGTTCCACTAATAAACGCAACGAATGGAATGATCGGGTATCCGACGTTCACAAACAACGGAATTAACGTTTCTACGTTTTTCAGGCCTGATCTACGTATTGGGGCGAATTTCAAATTAGAAACGATCGTCCCTCGGGCGTCAGGAACTTGGAAAATTACGGGTCTGCGTCATGAACTATGTGCAAACGACCCCGGCGCCCAGTCGTGGAAGACAAACATAACAGCAATTTATCCTAGGTGGTGATATGAGCAGTCAAGAATATAGTGCGAATTACAACGATTTCGCGGGTTCCAGCCCCATTAACGCATTAGAATTTTTCGTCAAATCTCTGATCTCTAAAACCGTTTACACCGCGTTCCCCGTAACAGTTACAGCAGTAGAAAGAACAGGAACAGGCTCTGGCGCCGGCTATGTAACTGTTAAACCGCTGCTCATGCCTCGAAACGCTGAGGCTCAAGGGATTGCAGTTACAACTATTCCCAAGTTGCCGTATTTCCGTCTCCAGCACGGAACCGCTGCAGTCGTTTGTGACCCAAAAGTTGGGGATATCGGTTTGGCCGTGGTAGCTAAGCAAGATATATCAAACGTAAACGGCGATAACACGCCTAAAGTGCCTGCGACATTTAGAGAGTTTGACCGCTCTGATTCGTTCTATATCGGTGGTTTTTGGGGACCGGAGCCGTCTACTTTTATTCATATCGAGGACAGCGGGGAGATCACAGTTGAGGCACCTACAAGCGTCGTGATTAAAACCGATTCCTGCACGGTCAACAGTAAAACGATCGAGCTAAACGGTTCGGCTTCTATTTCTCTCACTTCGCCGCAAATCAATCTCAACGGCGCGATTAGCGGAGGCGGTTCGGGTGGCGCTAATGCAACCTTTAGCGGAGACGTTAAAGCTAAAGGAGTCAGTCTTACAACGCACGTTCATACCGGCGTTCAATCTGGTAACTCTAACTCCGGAGGCCCTCAATGAAAGACATCGGTGAATGTTGGGATTGGTAAAAAATGACTCACACTGCAAAAACAGCTTTATTAAGCTCCGGTTGGGATTTACAGCTCACGCCTGAGGGGAATATTTTGCTCACCTCGGGGGCTTTAGCGATAGCTCAGAATCTCGCTAATGAAATCAGACTCTGGACCAATGACGCCTATTACCAGCAAGAAAACGGAATCGCGTGGAAAGAGGTACAGCTGGCTAAAAAACTCGATCCGTCAGTTTTGGCTCAAATTATTCATGAGGCAGGCAGCCGCGTTGCAGGTGTGAAATCCGTTGATTCAGTAACAGTTACTGACGTCGACGAAGAATCTCGAACTCTGCACGGTGAGATCACGATCACCACTGATTCAGACGAAACAACCTCATTTATTTTTTAATCATCATGGCTCAGATTATTTTTAATCCGCTGGTAGGTGTTGAATTGCCTAGCACTCAGGAAATCCGAGAGGATTTAGGTGAAAAAATTCAACAGGCCTTTCAAACATCCCCAACCGACCCGTTGCTCAACATTGAGCCCAGCTCACCGATGGGCCAAGTTTTAGATTTAATCGTTGCAGAAATTGAGGCTAAAAATTCTGAAATCGTATTCTTGGCCAATATGGTTAACCCCGAGACTGCAACTGGTAAATATTTAGACGCATTGGCAGCGCTTTATGGTCTGGACAGAAAAATCTCGGAGCCTACGGTTGTGAATTGCGTTCTAACAGGGTTAAAAGGAACGTTGATCCCGTACGGCGCTATCGCTCAGGATTCTCTCGGAAATCAATACCGCCATTCAGCTGCCAACGGAGCTCAGATTGACGATACAGGCTCGGTGACTACTACGTTCACGGCGATTAATCACGGGCCTCTTGAGGTTGCAGCCGGATCGGTTAATCGTATTGTCACGACGATTGCCGGCTGGGATTCAATTACTAATCCGACTGCTGGCGTTATTGGCAGAGATGAAGAAACGGATGCGGAATTAAGGAACCGCATGATTGAATCCTATGCGGTTAATGCGACAGGCTATGTAGAGGCCATTGAGGCTAATTTAGCGGCTCTCGAAGGCGTCTTGGACGTTCGAGTGTTAGAGAATCCGACGAATGCCGAGGTGACGCAGTACGGTGTCGCTATAGATCCTCATTCCATTTTGATCGCTATTGTCGGAGGCGAGGATTCCGATATCGCCAAAACGATTTACCAGCGAAAAGATGCCGGCTGCGGGACCACGGGTGACTATGAGGTTCAGTTTATTGACGAAACGTATTACAACGCCACATATAACTACAAAATCGTCAGACCTCAAAATCAGTCGTTAAGAATCTCAGTTACGTTCTTTGGTACGAGCATGAACGAGACTGAGAAAAATAACGTGATCCAAGCCATAATTCAGGACGCTCTCGGACAAGGCGCTAATGATCGAATTTCTCTCGCTAGTACGGTTTACGCGTCTCGGTTTTATCAGTCCATTCAGTCTCAAACCTCGGCGCCGATTGCTCAAATCCAAGTTGGATTAGGAACCGGAGCACTCGGATCAAGCGTTCAAATCCCTGCGAATATTGAACCGACAATTACCGAATCCGACGTATCAATTATTTTTACCGGCAATTAAATATGGCTGATTCTGTCACTTGGCGGAATATTCTCAGCGTTACGGATTTCCGCAAAATTTCTAACGTCCGATCGTTGATTTCAATCGCCCTGCAGTCGCAGTATTCGCACTCAGAGCGATACAGACAATTAGGGTTACTTTTCAATGCGGAATTAGACGCGTCCCCTCAGTTGGACGCGTTTTTTAATTTCATATTGAACCCTGATACTGCCTCCGGGGTTTGGCTGGATTGGTGGGGAAAGCGCGTAGGAGTGAACCGGAACCTCGTTGTCGACGGTCAGGACACTCGGCTGGATGATGAGTTTTTCCGTTTCCTGATTTTTTATCGCGCTGTTGTAAATGTTTCGAACTCTACAGCTGAAACCATAAACTCCCTGTTGACTCGGCTGATCGGTCTTCCGGCATTCGTAAACGACTATCAGGACATGACCATCAACATCCGTATTGTGGGTGAGCCGAACTCAGTTCAAATCGCGATTCTCAAAAACTACGGGCTGTTGAATAGGCCTGCAGGCGTTCTGGCGAATGTCGAAGCAGTTGTTCCAAACACATTGGTCTTTGGTTTCTACGGATCAAAACTTCTTCCCTTCAATCAGGGCGTATTCAATCCTTCAAAGGTTATTGATATATGAGCAACTATCCTAAATTTCAAATTCCCGGAGTTGTGGCCGCTAGCGGGGAATACACGATTCCTCCCTTGACTCCAACTGAAGCGGGAACCGGACGCTTGTCTGTTCAGGAGGGCTGGGGGCCTGTCAATGCTGTGCCGATCGAGCAGGGCGGTATCCCGCCGCACAAAGCAGACTTCAACGGTGTCTTGTTCCTGTTGTCTCAATTTGCAGTGTGGTTCCAGCAGGGTGGAATCATGAATTACTCAGCCCTACTGGATTACGAGGTTGGCAATGAGGTCATGCAGAACGGAACAAAGTACCGCTGTGTACAGCCAAACGGCCCTCATTCAACGGCGGTAGCTCCCCGGACGAACAGAGCAGTTTGGAAAAATATTGACATCACAGTTCCAGCCGGCGCCGTTGTTCCTTTTTACAACGTAACTCTTGGAGGAACGGACAACAGGAATCCTATCTTTTGGGGATCTACCCAAGCTGATGTCGGCTGGGTTTTATGTGACGGCGGCTCTGACGGAAGCGGAGGAACGGTCCCAAACTTAGTAGGAAAGTTTGTTAAGGGATCCTTGCCTAAGAATGCCGGTACTACAGGAGGGGCGGCAACGATTGAAATTCCAAGTCTGTCTGTGAATGGAACCATCGGAGGAACGGCACTTACTGTCGCGCAGTTACCCGCACATTCTCATGGAGCAAGTACTGGAGGTGCGGGTGATCATACTCACTCAAAAGGAAGTATGAACATAACTGGCACCTTCGGCGGATGGGATTGCCAAGGAGGTCTCGATGGTGGAGGCGCCTTTTACGTAGAAAGTTATGGCAACTGGAAGGACGCTGGGGGTTCTTTTAAAGATGATGTTCTTCGCCGGGTTGGTTTTAATGCCGCAAATTCTTGGACGGGGACTACCTCAACGAACGGGAACCACACTCACACTGTATCGGTAGGGAATACGGGGAGCGGACAAACTCACACTCACCCACTAAATGCGAATGTAAGCATCTCAGGCGTTACCAATGAGCCGCCTTTTTACACACTGGCCTATTTTCTGCGATTGCCGGAGTAATAGAACATGGCAAAAACGAAATTTCAATTTCATTACACGCCCACAGGAACAGGCGTAATCAGCGGTCCAGAGGTTCTGAAGCAGACGGAAGATGCAATCAACGATGTCGGAGCTTATGCAGATCAAGCTTCCGACAATTCATCGGAGGCCCTTTCGATTGCAAAGGAAGCTCGTCAAACGGCTCAAACCGCCAATTCAACATCTTCTAACGCCTTGGCTCAGGCTAACGCTGCTAACGAAAAAGTTGAGACGCTGAAACAAACGGTCGATGACTGGGACGCAGACATCCAAACATCGATCGCGCAGTCGAAGTCGGCGATTGATGCATCTACGATTGCAGTAAATACTTCTAATACAGCTCAAGCGTCAGCTGCGGCCGCACAAACTGCGGCTCAAAGTTCTGCTACCAGTGCCCAAACGGCGCAAAACAACGCGGCCCAAGCAGTCCAAACAGCACAGACGGCCCAACAAGCAGCAGAGACAGCTCAAGGAAATGCAGAAACGGCACAGGCGGCAGCTCAAACAGCTCAGACAGCGGCACAAACGGCAGAGTCCAAAGCTGTGGAGGCCGCTTCCAATGCTTATGCAGTTCGAGTAATTGATCAGGTTTTAACTGCTTCCGGAACTATCCAGATTGCTGATTTAAAACCTCAAGGAAATATAAAAGCTGGAGACACGGTTGTCGGTACAGATGGTCGAATGTTCCGGATAAGTTCCGTAAACACAACTGCAGGTACGGCTCTTTTATCGGCAGACTACACAGACCTAACTCCTTCTGTTTCTTACGAGGCTCCCCAAACCCTATCAGCCACTCAACAAAATACGGCGAGAAGCAATATCGGTTTCAGTGCTGGAGTCGACAGTTGGGCTGACGATAGTTTCAACGATCGGACCGATGATTACTTATGTCCGATTCTTGAAGAGTTGATCCTCGAGAATGGAGGTACTCAGCAAGAAATCGATGACATAAAGAATGCCCAGACAGGACAAGACGCTGGAACAGAGAATCCTTAATTAAGGAAAAAGTATGAAGACACTTGAAGAAGTTAAGCAAGAGATGCTTTCAAGGGCAATGAATCGACCTTTGTCTAAATATTCACTAAAAGATTCTGATGGGAGGATTGCAGTTTCGTCCAATTCTCCCGGACAACATGCATTCATCGATGCTAAGGATGAAGCTTTTGCTCAAAGCCATTACACCTTGTCAGAAAGATTTAAACGAGAAGACGGAACCATTATCAAATATTGGAAATTAGAACCCAGTCCTAAGGGATATTTCCAGAGTGCTGATGGGGACTATTACCTTTCAACTGAGCTTCCGGAACTGGATGATGATTTCGTGAAACAGCAGTATGAGCAGGAGGTCAGAGGGGAGCGCAATGCTCGAATCTCAGACACTGATCGATACGTTCAGCTCCCGGATATAACAGTTCAATCTGCCGCAAGAACTAAGCGATCTCAATTGACAGAAGAGGACAGAAAAGCATTGTTAGATTACCGGCAAGAACTCAAGGATCTCCCAGAGAAGCAAGGATTCCCATTTGTCGATTACCCGGAATTTCCCACTGCTTTGGCTTATGAATTAGAGCAGGCAGTCAGTGATCGTAGTTCCATCAAACAGAGAGGTTTCTTTCATGCTTAAAGAATTGGCAAGTTTGTTATGTAGTTTGTTTGTGCCCCGCAGAGCTGTAAGTCTTAGCGGAGGGGGGGGGTAAAATAATCTATGGAGAAAATCTTTCTACTGTTGGTCTAACTGATTTTTCTGAATCCGTAACAGCAACCTCTCTTCCTTACGTTGTTCCATTTGATGGGTATGCAGTTATTTCGTGGCAGGCAGTTTGGTCAGGTTCTCCCACCTTTGCTTGGTTCCCAATCCTATTTAATAGCCACAACGTACATACGACAGTCGAAACAGAAGGGCTGTCTTATGTGTTTTCTTTTCCGGTAAAGAAGGGAGTAACGATATCAGCAGGCGATATTAAAAACGCAAAGATAATCCAGATAACGGTTTACAAAATTAAGTAATAGCTCGGGCTCCTTGTCCGGGCGGGGAGTCAAAATGCTAAAACAACTTATTCAAAAGCTACTCGATAGCCGAACGACCCCAGCACAGGCGGGGAATTCTGCTATGCCTGGCGCAACAAAAACGATATTTCTCAGCAAAGACGAAACTGTCGGTTCTTGGGGAATAATCAATGCGGGGACAGCTCCCGACGATGGATATTTATTCGTCAATGCTAGTGCTGAGGACAATACGAATAGCGAAGTCAGAGCGCAACTTGGCAATCTTTTTCATGTGTCTGCGCAAGCGCCTGCACCAAAAGGTTTAGGGGTCGCAATCCCCGTGAGTAAAGGAGCCACATATTCGGTAGAAGGAGCCTTTGTTTCACACATCACAGTAGGATTTGTCAAGGTAATCGGGGGGGGGTATAAATGCCTTGTACGGAGGTCTCTATTATGCTTAAGGACCTCATACAACTATTTGCAGAAACTTTTATCAAGGGCAAAAAATCTTGGGTTGCAGAACAGTGTGCTCCGATTGTCCGCAATGGCACTAACATTCCTTGCACGAGTACTACCGACTTCTTTAGCTATGTTGCGCCATGCAACGGCTGGGCAACCTCTCGAAGCAATTCAAGCACAGTCTCAGCTCTTGAAATTCAAGTCGAGAATGGACAGATGGCGCTTGCCTCCGTCCTCAACGGAAACACCGCAGGGTGTGGTCTTTGCTGTTACGTCAAAAAAGGAACCACTGTTAAATTCTTATGCCGAGGTGGAAAGACTTCGGATTATTCTATTTGGTTCTACAAAGCAAGTTCAGATGCTTAATTCTTTGGTAGGAGGCGCGTTATGCTAAAAAATCTAATGCGGCTCCTTTTGTCCAAGTTTTACAGCAAAAAAGAATCTGAGGCGGTGGGACATCAGGCTATGCCGTCCGTATCCGTTATAACTCTATCTCCAACAACGAGTAGTGTTACTGGGTGGGCTCCTGTTTACGAAGGGATTGCGTCTACAGATGGTTATGCTGCTATAAGATTCACGGCAGATTCCGATAATTGCATCGCCGCAGCACAGACGACCAACGTAAACACATTCTCAACTCCACAA